GTATCATTATGGTGGTGGAATGAAACCAAAAAAAAAGAAGAAGAAAAAGAAAGGTAAAAAGAAAAGATAATGGTCAAAGTAGCATCTATTAAAAATATAATAAAAGACCTTAAACCAAGACAGAAAAAGACTATGAGATCACACGCAAAACATCATACTCTAAAACATATGCGAAGTATGGCTAGGTCTTTAAAAAATGGAAGTACGTTCGCTTCCGCACATTCTAAAGCAATGAGGACAATAGGGAAATGAACGGCTTTACTACCACAGCTACTTTAGCTGAAATGATTAATAAAAGATCAATGAGAAAACGGAGAAGAAGAAGTGGCAAAAAAAAGAAAAAGAAGAAAAGTAGCAAGAGATAAAGAACTTGATCTGCCTAAAAAATATTTATCAGGTCTCAAAGGTGGTAAAAGATCGGCTAGAGCAAGTTTAATTAAATCTATGTCAGCTTTATATAAATCAGGTGCAAGAATACCAGCATCTATGTTTAGGGCTAGGAGAAAATAATGGCAGTACGGAGACGACCTTTATCTAAACAAGTTATTTCTACACTTAGAGCAAAAGCAAAGACAAGAAAAAATATAACTCTTGGTATGCTAAAAAAAGTATATCGTAGAGGTCAGGGTGCTTTTTTATCTGCTGGTTCAAGACCTCGTACTTCTATGGCTAGTTGGAGTATGGGTAGAGTAAATAGTTTTTTAAGAGGTTCAAGAAAACACGATCTTGATTTAAGAAGAAAAAGACGTAAAAGGTAGTAATGAAAAAAAACTTAACAACAAACGAAAAGTTTATTGAGATTGATGGAAAGATAAAACTGATTCATCAAAAGATTCATACTATCGAAACAAATCATCTCAAACATATGCAAAGAGATATAGATAGAATTTTATATGTTATCTATGCTGTTGCAGTAGCCGTTATCTCCCAATTCCTTTACATTATCTCTAATTAATAGTACAAGTAAAACTTGTATGACTCACAAAAGAATTTTAGTTATTTCTGATATGCACTTGCCATATCATCATAAAGATTCAATCAAGTTTCTTAAAGAAATCAAAAAACAATTTAAACCTGATACAGTAATAAACATTGGTGATCTGTTAGACTTTCACGCAATATCAATGCACTCACACGACCCTGATTTATTTTCTGCTGGTCACGAACTCAAAGAAGCTAGAAAATATGTAAAAGAGTTAGAGGGTTTATTTCCAAAAGTAGTAGAAGTAGATAGTAACCACTCTAGTCTTGTTTATAGACGAGCATTAAAATATGGTATGAGTAAAGAGTTCCTAAGAGACTACGGAGACTTTTTAGGAACTAAAAAATGGAAGTGGGTAGATGATTTAACTCTTAAAATGTCTAATGGTCAAAAATGTTTTTTTACTCATGGAAGATCAGCAGATATTCTAAAAGTTTCTCAAACGCAAGCTATGAGTACAGTAAGCGGACACTATCACACAAAATTTTTAATAAGCTGGTGGGCTAATCCTGATAATCTATTTTTCGCTATGCAAGTTGGTTGTTTAATTAATCAAAAGTCTATGGCTTTTGCATACGCAAAGAATTTTAAAACAAGGTTCATTTTGGGTTGTGGTGTAATATTAGATGGTATTCCAAAACTTCTACCAATGGTTCTAAACAATAAAGGAGATTGGATTGGTAAGATAGTATGAAGAAGAAATGCTGTGGAAAGTATGCTTTAAAAGGCGAGAGAGCAACGGAGAGTGCTTTAGATAAACAAGTGGGTGGTAGTCACTATAAAGATTTTAAAATACAACCTATTGAATTTATTACAGCTAATAATCTCAGCTTTATACAGGCATCAATAATTAAGTACATCTGTCGTTATGATAAAAAAAATGGTAAAGAAGATATTAACAAGATCATTCATTACTGTGAATTATTAAAGGAGTTAGAATAATGTGGTTCGGATTAGCAAAAATAGCATTACAAACAGGTGCTAAAGTTTATGCAAATAAACAAAAGCAAAAAGAAGCAATGTCACAAGCGGCATTACTTACGGCAGAAAAAATGGCAAGAGGAGAGACAGAGTATCAAGGTAAATTATTAGAAGCTAGACAAAACGATTATAAAGACGAGTTTGTTTTAATTATATTGTCAGCACCAATCATTGTTCTTGCTTTTGCAGTTTTTAGTGATGACCCAGCTATGATGCAAAAAATAGAATTATTTTTTCATCACTTCGGCAATTTACCTGTTTGGTTTCAAACTTTATGGATAACTGTTGTAGCGAGTATTTTTGGTATAAAAGGTACACAGATATTTCGTAACGGAAAAAAGTAATTTAATTTAATCTTAAATATCTATATTGTGAAGTATGGCACAAGATATAGATTTTGTTATTACAGAACTTACAGTAGATATTACGACATCTACAAATATTGGTAGAGCAAGTTTTATATTTATAGATCAGAGTCCACACTTTCCAAAAGTTAGTAGCACTTTAGATCAAATTAAAGAAAGAGATGATGCTTTTGTTACTAATTATAGTATAGCCACAACCGAGATTACAGAAAATACAGATTTGACAGGTCTTGAATATGTCAAGCACTAAGCAATAAATAAAAATAGAACACCAACAAAGAAAACATAACAATATAAACTGTTGATATGGCTATTACCTTACCCCAATTTATTTTATTTTTCTCTCTTTGATAATGACCATTGTTATCTAAGTATAGTTTTGTCATTAGCCCTCTTGTTTGCTCATTAATGTTAAATCTCTTTTTAACTCACTTTGTTTAAGACTCGCATATCTATCAAGGTTGTTATAGTGCAGTTTAGCTTTGATAAGATTACTTTCAGCATCTGCATAATGTTTGACTATATCTGTATATTCTTGATCTGTTCTAGCTTTATGTTCTGCTTCTATTACTGTTTTAGATTCAAGCTTATGTTTTAAAAAACATTTAGAGAATACAGCTTTTTTTCCCTCATCTAATACTATGGCTTTACCTTGCCATTCTTTCCATTCTTTACTTGCCTTTTCTAAAGCTTGATAAACTTGCTTACTATTCAAATGTTCAAATGTTTCTACCATATTATCACTCCTGTTATAAATCCTATTACAAACCAAATGATCTCTTGCCTATAATACAAAGACCAAAATTCTAATTTCTCTTTTATTTTACGGGTATTCATATAAATCCTTTATTAGTTCTTCGTCATCTTTTACTTTTGCTCTTAGGTCTTTTACTTCTTGTTCAAGTCTTGTTAATCTAACTCTTAACTGACCATTTATTGTTTTGTGAGATTTATTCATTGTAGTTAAACGATCTATTGTGTTTTGCAGTTGTGAGATATGATCTTTATACATTTGATTATTCTTTTTATACATCTCGCACTCTAATTCTAAATCGTGTATTTTTACTTCCAAGTCTAAATCTCCTCTATGCTTTCTATCCATAAATTAAAATGGTATTTCATCATCAAGTTCACTCATTGCTTTGTGATCTTCCATAGTAATTGGTTGTGCGTTTTCAGGTGCAGATGGTTGGGCTTCTGTCATCTGTTGAGGTGTATATTGTGGAACAGTTTGACCAATAGGTTTAAATCCATCTATATTTTTTTTGTATTCACCGCCTTTTGTTAAAATATAAGTAATAACAAAAATCTCATCTCCTTTTTCATAACCTTTTGGATTTTCTAAAGGTTCTGTTTTTCCATAATAATTACCTGAATATCCCTCTCTAATATAAGGTAATATATGATTAGAAGATTCCCAAGATTCAGTTCCTCTAAAATTTTTTTTAGTAATACTGCATTTCCACATATTTACTCTACTACCTTTAAATGAATATTTTGGTGGTATCTTACCTGTTGGATATAATTTTAGTGTCAATCCAACGAATACTCCTTTTTGTTTATTATACATTTGCTTTATTCTCCTTTTTCCATTTTTTTAAGTCATCTTTAAATTTACTTTCCATATCATCTAAATAAGTAATAGCTTGGAAAGCTTTAAAATATTCTTTAGCTTTTACAATAAACATTGAAACCTCTTTTTCAGGTTCTTTTGGTATATTAACAATAGCTAGTTTTTGTATTTTAAAGTTTGTAGTTTCCTCAATAAATCGTCTATACATTTCTACTTGTATTGGTTGGTCAAAACTATAATCTTTACTTGTTTTCCAATCAATAACTGCTTTTTGACCTTTCCAAGAATCTTTTGTTACAATTACATCATTACACCCACAAGTATCAAATTTTGGGCTATATAAAGGTAGTTCACTTGCAATTAATTTAAACTTTTGTGATTTCCAAAACTTTAACCATTTTTGTGTCATAGTTTTTAGTGGTTCTGATTCAGGAAATGCTGGTTGCTTTTTACTTTTAAAATATAAGTCAATCCATTCGTGTAATTCAGAACCTATTTCTCTACCATAAGACTCTTTACTCTCTGCTCTTTCTTTTACCCTTTGAATAAATTTATTTATTTGATCTATTGGTTTATTATCCATAATCATTATTTCTTTTATGGAATCATCTCTATTTCTTTTGTACCAATTTTGGAAATCAGGTTTTGTCCTTTTTCCTATTTTTGTGGTAATACTAGCTTTTGCATTTCCTTTTATATAATATCTATAACCTTTTGCTTTTGGGTTATATTCTCCTATTATCGTACCATTTTTATCTTTAATATATTGCTTACTCATCATTTCTCCCATTATATAGTTTTTTATTTAGTTTTCTTAAAGGTCTAAAGAAGTAATCTAAATCAGTATGTGTAGCTTCACACATAATGATAAGATCGTCTAAAGGTATTTTATTATTACCCTTTTCCCTTTTCTGTACTTGTTGAAAAGTACATTTGCAGATATTAGCAATTCTTGTTTGCGTATATCCAAGTTCTAATCTTCTTTGTCTCATTCTTATTCCAAGATACTCATAGAACTTTTTTCTGTTATCTTCTCTACTAGCACCATTCCAAGTGGTAAGAGTAGCACGAAGTCTTTGTTTTATATTACTTAGGTTTCTTACTTGGCTATCTGTGTACATATTTTCTCCTAATCTTCTAACACATTTTGTTTTTCAAAAATAACTTCATAACCTATTGATTTTGCAATTTTTGATCTAATTAAATGTATATCTTTTATAATTTCATCTATTGGTAAATGATTGAAAGCTTGTTTATCTTCTTCCAAAGTAAGCCAAATATCTGAAATAGAGTTTTCAGCTTTTACTAACATCATCAATAGTTTTTTATTTTTTTGTTTATTAATTAACGACACTATGCCCCCTATTGTTCATACAGTTTCTATAAATTTTAGGATAGTTGTATTCAAGCTTATCAGCTAACCATAATGTACTTGCTCTCCACCAAACATTATAAACTGCTTTACCTGACTCAACTAAAGTGTTGGTATTGTCTTTCGCTAATGTTTTACAATGCTGTAAATCATCAGTTATCATTCTTGCTTTATCTTCGTTAAAAGTTCCTGACCGACCATTTGTATCTATTACAGGTTTGTATGTTGCACACCCTTGCAATAGGGTCAAAGAAGCTACTATAACAATCATCATTTTTCTCATTTTATCTCCCTAGTTAGTTTATGTTGCTCTCATACTTCTTAAACTTTGTTTCAATAGCTGGTGCATATACACCTCGATTTGTCCGCTACTCATCTCCTTTTTCTTTTTTTGATGAAGCTTTATCGCTTTCACTATTGACTCCAGTTTTGAAGCTTGAACTGTTTTGTTGTTCATTTGCTTTTTCCTTAATAAAGCTATCTACATGGTTGCCCAATATAGAAGCTTTGTGTTTAACTACATCATCTAATGTAGCATCTGAGGGTAATCCCCCAAATTCTTTTTTAAATTGTTCTTGCCAATCTTTAGCTTTGCCTTTTATAATTGATACTATCATTAGCAATACCCCATATCTGTAAATTGTTTTACCTGATCAGTTGAAAGACCATAGTACCATTTAGGATTTACTTTTTTAGTTTCACAAGGTGATAAAAAAGGGTCTGTGATAAACATACCATCAAAATCAAAACCTAACTTTCCTTGCCAAACTTTTAATGTTGGCTTCCATTCACCAACAATTCTTGCTCTTGTTTTTTTCATCATTTTCTCTCCTAAGTTTTTGTTCATACTGAAATTAGTACGAAATTTAGATTGTATTGTCTAGCCCTAAAAAACCCAATAAAATAGCCATTTTTTTACATAATTCACAACCTATATTTTAATTATTGCAAATTTAATAAGAATCAAATACAAATCGAATCAGGTTAA